CTTGGTGCTGCAGGCTGCCAAGGGTCCGATCACCGCGGCCAACGAGGCAGCTCTGAGGTTGAAGCTGCTGCAGATCGCCTGTGGTGCGGTGTACGGCGCCAACCGCGAGATCCACATGGTATCGGCACAGCCGCGCATCAAGGCGCTGCGTGAGATCATCGAGCAGTGCAACGAAAAAATTATCATCTTCGCACCCTTTACAAGTGTCGTACATATGCTACATAGGGAGTTGAAGAAGGACTACTCGGTGGAGGTGATCAATGGCGAGGTATCTGCGGCTAAGCGCAACGAAGTGTTTACTGCGTTCATGGGAGCTCAACATCCCCGCGTCCTGGTGGCCGACCCCGGCACCATGTCCCACGGCCTCACCCTTACGGCGGCGAGCACCATCGTCTGGTATGCGCCGACCGACCGCACCGAGACCTATCTACAGGCCAACAAACGGATCGACCGACCTGGACAGGTTCATGCAACGACAATTGTTCAGCTGGCGGCTACGCCGGTGGAAAGAGAAATCTACCGGCGGCTAGAGAGCAACGAGACGCTGCAAGGGCTGGTGCTCGCACTGGCAAAGGGGAAGATCTGATGCTCACATTCATTATCATTGGGTTGCTATGCAACTCGCAAGGTTGCTACTGGGCGATCACTAATGCGGATCGCACGTTCACTGATTACCAACAGTGCATGGCCGCAGGAGCTGCGCTAAAAAACAACTCCGTCATGTACCACAGCACAGCCTGCTTGGTGAAACCATGAACACCGGCGAGATGATCCAGCAATACATCAAGCTGCGCGACTATGTTGAGCTGAAGACCAAGGAGTTCGAGGCCGGCATCAAGCAATACCGTGATGGCATGGCCGCGATTGAGAGCGCCGTCAGCCAGCAGATCATCGAGATGGGCGGCGAGTCGATCAAGACCGAGTTCGGCACCGCCTACCGAACTACCGTGATGGCGGTGAAGATGGCCGATCGCCAGGCGTTCATGGAGTTCGTCACCCAGGACTGGGGCAAGCGCGAAGCCTTCTTGACTTCTGCCGTCACCAAGGACGTGGTGAAGGACTGGATCGAACAGAACAATTCTAAACCACCCGGCCTCGACATCGCCTACATCCACAAGACCAACTTCAGGAGAGCTTAATGACTTCAAACGTTCCCGCCCACATCCTCGCGCGCCAGAAGCGCGATCTCGTCGGCGCCGCGCTCGGCGGCATCAACGCTGGCTCACCGGCCCATATCTCGATCGCGGGCAACCGCTTCACGCTGGTGGACGACGCCGGCAACGAGAAGCCGGTGCAGACCTTGAATCTCGACGTCTGCGTGATCGACGCCAACCCATCGGTCTCCAAGATCTACTTCGACCCGTCCAAGCCGTTCGTGCCCGGCGGCGACAACTCCAACCCGCCGATCTGCTGGTCGGACAATGGCATCGGCGCCAGCGCGCAGGCCAGTCAGCCGCAGCACACCACCTGCCAGATCTGCCCGCACAACGCCTGGGGCTCGGCAAAGTCCAAGGCCACTGGTGCCGACACCAAGGCATGCAACGACGTCAAGAAGCTGGCCGTGCTGGTTCCCGGCATCCCGCAAGTGTTCCTGATGCGCATCCCGCCGGCCTCGCTGAAGGGCTGGGGCAAATACTGCAACACCCTGGCCGGCCATGGCGTCGACCTGCCGGACGCCGTGACGCGCATCGAGTTCGAGAGCCAGGGAGTGCTAAAGTTCGCGCCGGTCGGCTACGTGGATGAAGCGACAGCCGCACTTACCGAAAAGGTCTGGGCAGGCAAGGGTACTGACCAGTTGGTTGGCAAGAACGATCGCCCGTGGACCGGGCAGGCGGACGCTCAGAAGATCGCCTACGCAGCGCAGCAAGGCAACGGCATGCTGGCGCCTCCGGTTCAGCACACCGCACCGGCGGCCGCGCCTGCCCCGGCGTTTGTCCCTCCGCCGCAACCATTCTCGAATCAGCAGAACGCAACGAATCAGTTCGGGGGTGCTCCGGCTCCCGCGGCCCCTTTCGGCGCGCCGCCCTCCCCAACCCCTGGACCGGGTGCTGACCCTTTCGGTGCATCGCCGGCCACGCGGCTGTTTGGCTCCCAGGATGGTACGCAGGGACCTGGCGGTCAGTTCCCTTCAAGCAGTGGTCAGACTGTACCGTCGACTGCATCCCCTTCTGAGCCCAAGGCCCGCAAGCCCCGCGCGCCGAAGGCCCCGCCACCGGCTGACGACGGCATCCCCCCATTCCTTCAGAGGGATGCACAGCCCGAATCAGCACCGGCTGCCCCACCGGCAAATACCTTCGGCATGAACCCGTCACCGGCGGCACCAGATGCGGGAATCGCGGCCGCGCTCGACGCTGCATTCAGGCTGCCCACATGAAAACCTTCAGCCAGCGACTGGTCGCCTGTTTAAGAAAGGCGAAGATGACGCCGGGCGACTTGCGCTGGTGGTTCGATCGGCCATACGCTACGACCGCCACCTGGGTTCGCGGACGCGAGCCAAGGGGGCCGGCGGGGGAGGAGGCGCGGCGGCGCCTCGCTATCCTGGAGAAGGGGATAGCTACCGGCCGCGGCTTCCCCGTCCCAGCCAACCTGTCGAACCTGGAGCGTCCTCGCCACATCGAGAAACTTTATCATGACATCAGCGCTGCAGTTTCTCGAAAGCATACTGCCCGAGGAAGGTTACAAATGCGCGACGGTGTTCAATGATGGGAAGGTTTGGAACAAGTTCTTTACGACGGTGGGCGAGCTTGAAAAGTTCATCACCCAACAAGACGGACTTGGGCGCACTGTTTACCATGGATGCGCTGCATTCGGATCACCTGATTCGCGCAGAGCCGATAACTCAATCGGAGCGCGATCTTTCTGGCTTGATGTCGATGCCGGGTGGGACGAAAAGAAACAGCAATGGAAGCCATACAAAACAGCCACTGATGCAGCGATCGCTGTCAGTGACTTCGTGGCAAAGCTTGCACTCCCAAAACCCATTTACGTTGGGTCGGGTATGGGTATCCATATCTATTGGCCGTTGGCGGAAATCCTTCCAGCTAAGGAGTGGACCCGCTACGCCGCTGGACTACACCGTCTTTGTCTGGCGCACCTGCTTCATGTTGACCCATCTCGAACTAGAGATCTGGCGTCAGTATTGCGAACTCCCGGAACCCACAACCGAAAGGGTGGGAACGCCGCTTTAGTCCGCGCCGGCGGCCTCGTCGGCCCGTACGAACTGGAGGACTTCAAGTGTTTTTTGGAAGGGGAAAATGATGGCCACAATAGACCTGTGCCCGCACTGCGAGGCCAACCCGCTGGCGGAAGAACATCGCCCGGGGTGCCCTCAGTTATTTCGGCGGCAGCCAACATCTATGCCGACGAGCCCCACTACACAGAACCTGTCGTTCGCGGATGCATGCAAGTTGCTCGACTTGCTCTCTCGAACGGCAATCTTGATGAACCAGCTTGGTACGCTGCGCTCGGAGTGCTTGCGGCTTGCAGCGATGGTGACCGATACGCCCACCACTGGTCAAGCGGATACGCCGGCTACACCCATGCCGAGACGCAGTCCAGACTTGATCGTAGCCGAGAATTCGGTCCTACAACTTGCGGAAAGTTTGAAAGCCTCAACCCAGCTGACTGCCAAGGATGTCCCTTCAAAGGCCGAATCACTTCGCCCATACAGTTGGGACGAGTTTCGAGAACGGTGGCCCAAGCAGGGAGTGCTGGGCCATCGCCAGTACATAAAGGACTGGAACAGGTGGATGGAGAAAAGACCCTCCCCATCCTCCCCAAAAACTACGAGTGGGACGGCAAAGCGCTCGTCATCAGGACCGAAAAAAACAACATCCCGGGCGTCGAAGTAATATCGACCTACCCGATCTATCTCGATGCAGTGCAGACCGGAGAAGTAGCCGGCGGTTACAGTCTCTCGATGAAGCTGGAGTTGCCGCACGAACCGGTGCAGTCGATCATCATGTCGGCGAAGACGTTCTTCTCGGCATCGGGATTGAGCGAGATCGCCGGCCAGGGGGTGATGGTGCACTCGCCGGACCTGTTCAAGAAGTTTGTGCGCGACTCGGTCGATATGTGGAATGGAGCAAACAAATTGGAGCGCCGCTATGACCAGTTCGGATGGAAGGACGATGACCGAGCCTTCCTCTACGGAACGCAGCTCTACAGTGCAGATACTGTTAGGTATGTCATTGGTTCTGACGAGGTCCAATCGCGATCCCAATATCTTGGGCCGCGCCGAAATGGAAGCATTAGAGCTTGGTCTTCAGCGGCTAATAAGCTCTTTGCCTTGGGCCACGAGGTTCAGGCTTTTGCGCTACTCAGCTCATTCGCTGCCCCCCTCATGCGATTTCACTCCAGCGGAGAGGGAGGCGCTATTGTCTCACTTGTCTCGGATAAATCTGGAACTGGAAAGACTACAGCGCTTGAAGCGGCGGCGTCGGTATGGGGGCGCCTCAAAGGAACGCAGATTATCGATGACGACACCGCCGTCGCCAAGGGATTGAAGCTAGGAGTGTTTGGCAACATCGCCTGTACCTACGACGAGCTCTACAACCGCGACCCCGAGAGCATCCGCCGGTTCGTGCTGATGTTCACCAATGGAAGGGACAAGGACCGTGGCACAGCTGATGGTACTCTGCGTCATGTGCGTGCTGAGTGGCAAACCATCCTGCTCCTCGCCTCCAACAACTCCATTGTTGACATCCTTTCGTCGATGGACGGAACGGACGCGCCCGCATATCGGGTCCTCGAATTCATCATGGATACGCCCGCCACCATGGACAAGCGCCGGGGTGATGTTCTCAAGCAGCAGCTCGATGCTAACTCCGGTTATGCTGCCGATCTGTACCTACGAAATCTCGTCCAGCCCGGTACCCTGAACTACATCAAGGAGGCACTCCCCAAATGGACCGACAACGTATGGCAGCGAACGGGACTGGACAAGGAACACCGATTCTGGGTGCGAACGATCGCGAGCGTTATGGCAGCTGGCGTCATTGTGAAACATGCCGGGCTGCTGGACTTTTCGGTCGACCGGATCACTGGATGGGCGATCGAGCAGGTGCAGGCCAAGCGCAGTCTGCATTCAGAGCTAAGTGGACATCGCAACCCAATTTCGATGCTGGTGAGCTTCCTGGATCAACACTTGCTGGATACTATCGTGGTACCGAAGGCATTCAAGCCGGGGCCGAACCAGACGTCGCATGTCCTGCTGGAGCCGCGGCGAAACCTTCTGATACGACATGAACTGACTGACCATCGGATCTACATCGACGAGCAGACATTGAAGAAGTGGCTGGTCAAGGTCGGCGTCAACACTGAAGGCTTCTACCGGGACCTCAAAGACAAGGGCATCCTTGGTACCACACGACGAATCACGCTGGGCGCCGGCACGCCGCACTCTACCGGACAGGTGACTGCACTGGAGATCATCGCCAACCACCCCCTGATGTCGGGACACTTGGCATCAGTGGAGACGATTGTTTCACCAGTAGTGAAGAGAGCATAGTCCAGACTTTCAAACAGACCGAAACACAGGAGGAGCGATTATGGCCTGTAATTGTCTAATGTGCCTGGC